CGTCCCAGGTGCGATTCTCTGCGACACACCGCTCGATATCAGCGACCAGGCTATTCAAGATTTCCCCGCCGCTCCGTGGGTCTGCCGCTTCGTCATGCCTGGTAATGGGCACCAGCACCAGTTCCATGCGCCGCTTGACCGAGGGATACACGGACTGCCCTAATTCCACGGTACACTCCCCCTCTTTGACGACGATGGTCGGCACGACCGCCGTCTCCACCCCGCTCAACTGGTAGCGTTGCACGGAGAGAATCGTGTTGCTGTACCCGTTCGCCGTGGTGATCTGACCCAAGGCCGCCGCGATCTTCTTCACGATTTGCTCTTGCACGCTGTCCAAGACTAGAATCTCCCCACGTTCAACAGCCCCTTCTTCAACGTCACTTCCGTCGCCCGTTTCCCCGCGTCTCCCACCTTGCGCAGCATGGCCGGCGCTTCGGCGTGGACCTGCTGTCTAAACTTGAGCCGGGCTGGAATCACCACTTTGTCGGTCACGGCCACAATCGGCCCACGGCCCTTCGCATGCAGGTAGAGCTTGCCGCTTCCCTTCGCGGTGATCGTCATGCCCTTCTCATGGACGTGCAGGATGCGGGAGATCCCGATCTTCCCACCCAACCCCGGCAAGCTCTTTCCCCCGACAAAGGTGAAGATGTTCTTGCCCTTCGCTAGCACACCCGCCTTGATCCCCGGAGGCCCATGGAGTTGCGTGCGAATAAAGTTTTTCCGAATCCGTTTCAACCCTCGACTCAATTCTCCGCGCATAAACCGCAGCTGCACCTTCGGGGTGTCCACGACGGCCTTGAGGAAGGCCGGCAGAGCCGGGATGGACAACTGGATGAGGCCCCTTGTCAGTGCCATGCTCGTGTCCCCCTCACCGACACGCCTCCCACATTCGACCCGCCCACTGCATCCATTCATACTGAAAGTTCCGCCACTGCCCCGCCGTCATGCTACTCGGCACTTTGGGCGCCATCGGTTCCAACGCTAATTCGTCTGCACATCGGTCGGGACCACTGGGGCCTTCGTATCGAAAGGGACGGCCACACTCAGCCCTGATTCGTTGCCGGACAGATCGACGGCTGTAACCGCGACCGTGCCTTCGAGATTCACTGGCAACGTCCAAGACGGGCGCACCCCAACGGTTGTTTGTGGGACGGTGGCGGTCACGATCGTCTTCGTTGGCACACAGCCAGCGGGCTGACAGGCGTACACTTTATAACTCGCAACGTCTGCTTCTGCGTTCCGTGCCCAATTGGCGTTCGTGGCGGCGTGAGCCCACCCGGCACAACTCAAGCACAGGACCAGGCTGCTGAGGATGATGATGCTCTTCATGGGCGTCCTCCTTAGTGAATTGAGATCGACACACGGCACAGAGACCCTTGCGAATCAGCTTGGGTACGGTCACGTCTCCACAACACGGCGCAATCACATGGTAGATGGACATGGCGCGTCTCGTGGCCGGGTCGCCACAGCGACACGTGGGACAATGGCTCATTGTATCCGCACCCCCCCTGAGAGGTGTGCACTGCCATCGAATCGAGCAGAGGTAGCCCCGGCTAAACACCCGATGGGTCCCGTCGTTTGCAGCGCGACATCGTCGATGTCCTCGAACATATCGGCTCCCCCAGGCGTGGTGAGCACCGCATTCTCGGGAAGAAAAAACGAATCGAACCCGACACCCGTCCCCCCAAAATTGACGCTGCTCTGATCGAGGCGCAGCACACCGTCGATCCACCATTGGGCAATGCTCGTCCCGGCCCCCACGACCTTGACGTGAACCTCATTGCAATGCCATAGCCCGTCTGCGGAGTTCACCCCGCCCATGAGGTCATTCCATCCATAGGTTCCGCCGTTCCCGAAGTTCGTCCCAGCAACGGTGATCCGTAGGGCAGTCTGGCCATCAAACAAGAAATAGCACCCCCCAGAGTTTCCATTACAACCAGCCCCTCGAAAGTAGATAACTTTGTGCGAGCCGCCAGAGGAGGCCATGGCCGTGCCCGATTGATAGCGATAGTGCCACCGTGCCCAGAGTTCGGTCGAGGGGTTGGTGATAGTGTAGCTGATACTCCCACTGGTATTGTTCGTGCCGTTGCCGTGCCAATGCCGCTGGCCGCGTCCACCGCCTCCACTGGGATAGTTCGCCGCGGTCGTAATTTGCTCGACGGCACCTAAGGAGGTTGTCCAACCTCCACCAGCCGCCAGTCCATCGCACGTCACCCATCCGCCTGAGTTCTGATCCTGCTCGGCACAGTTATGGGTAGTGGAGAATGGTAAGGTGACTGAGGCGTAGCTCGGAATTGACCACAACAAGACCGCGGACACGACAATGGCATAGAGAAACGTCATTATTCCGTCCTTCTCCGGTTAAAGAACGGTGGACCACCCGCAACTTCGTATGAGTCCGCTGACACGTCCCACGTCCCTGTGCGCGTCACGCCATCCATATCCACCGTGAATGATCCCGACAAGTCTGTGCCTTGGTCGATCAAGGCCGAACCAGTTACGAGGTGAAGATCGACCGACCCCGCGGTGACGTTGGTAAAGTTTGCGGTGCTGTAGGCGATGCTGTTTGTGAGGCCGGTTTCTGACGATTGTGCGTCCGATGCCATCGAGGTCGTGATGGCCCAGCCGACGTTGGGGCTGGCCCCCTCGTCGAGGTCCCGGGTCGTATTGCCGCCCATGTAGGAGTTTTTAAGTACGAGATTGACTCCTACCGTCGTCCTCACCCCCGTCACGTTCGCCACACAACTACAGTTATCCACTTCGCATCCTGCGGCGGTGTTGATATAAATACCGTGGCGATTGCTGTACAGCGCACAGTTGCGTATCCGCGCGTTGGTGCCGTTCGCGGTCGCGGAGACACCGGCTGCGGTGTCGGCGGCTCCTGGCGCGGTATGCCAACCAATACACTGCTCCACCAACACGCTATCCGCGTCGATGCGTATGACCCCCTCTCCAGCGGTCGCATGGGTATTGCGGATCTGGAGATACTCCACGCGGGTAAACGGATCGGAGATCACCAGGATTTGGTTGGTCGCCGCGTTCGTCCAGTAGAACTTCCCGGCTGCGGTGCTGTAGACGCCCGCATGGCGAGCTGCCGGATTCACCGTGAGTTTCAAGTACCGAGTGGCATCGGTGGTGCTGCCGTCGATGGTGGCCACGGCGGTTTGATTCAAGTCGTAGCATTCACCCACACGGATTTCATCGGCTGTGACTAGATCGCCTTGCTCCGTTGATTCCCAGGTGACAACAGAGGTATAGTCGCCACCAGAAGATTTGATGGTTTTGGTGATCGTCGCTTGCGCGTAGGCAACAGAGGGACCTGCAAGATACCGATACCCAATGCTCTCCAGCACACTCCCGACCCAGAAGGCGGTCGCAGCTTGTGCCGCGATCTTTAGAGCTTCGCGCCTGGTCCAACCCGCAGCAGGCGCAAGCGCATGTCGTCTTAATGCTTCAGGGATCTGCACCTGATCCTGTCCGTGGACAAGACCCGCCAACAGCGCCCCTGCCGCCATCGGGGTAAAAGAAAGCTGGGTCGCAGATTCTCGACAATAGGATTGGAAGAGAGACCATGGAAGTACCCCACATTCACCTGCTTCACAAGCCATGCGTGTCACAGATGGAAGCGCGTCAAGATCAACCGACCACCGACGCCGCTTCGTCACTCGCGCCTCACCTGTTGGCGTGAGTAGCATGTTGTCGAGTTCGGGGTGTGTAAGGAGATCCGCCTCTTCTGGAGGTAGGTCAGGTACACGAAGACGATAAAAGTTTCGTGGGCGTAGTTCCTCACGCCCCCACCGTTGCCCATCCGACATGGCTACGACAACGTTGCCGCGCTTGTAGCAGCCGCGCCGGTCTTTCACGGGATCGGCGTGGTGGGTATCAAAGACTCGAATGAGGAGTTCGGCCATTTAGATCGCCTCTCTCACTACCAGCTCCACCCCGATCAATCGTGCGGTGGCGGCTAAGGTATCGGAAGCGTGGGCGCTGTCTCTGAATATCTTGAGATGCAGCAATTCTCCCGCCGCACACCCGGTCATGGTGATGCCGGTATCCGACACATCGTTGGTTTGATTCGTGGTGCCTTTGGCGGTATCTGCGGCGAACGCATCAGCGGTATTGAACGCCGGATCGTCGGTTTCCGCGTCTGCGACACAGATCGTCTGGGATTGCCATACCACATCCCCGGTGGTCGCAGTAGTAAACCATTTGATGTTCAAATCGACCGCGCCTGCCCACGTTGAGGGAAGTTTGTAGGTGATCTGCGCAGACAGATTCGAAGCGTCGGCAAAATCTAAGACCCCTTTTTGGGTATTGGTGCCGGTCACACAGGCGGCCACTGCCGCATTCGTTGTGGGCAGATCCCACACGGGGCCTGCTGTGGCGTTGTTGCAACCGGCTGCTGGCAGCCAGATCCGTTTCGGGATGGTGATGACGTTGCCGGTGCCTTCGGCGTCGAGGGTTGTTCCGGTCAGCGTTTTCGTGCCGTCCGTCGTCGTGAAGCCGCCCGCTCCATTCGTGTTATTGCCGAGCCCTGTGGCGACCCCCGTGCCAAAGGCCCCGATGCCGGTCCCGCCTCGTGCGACTTCCAACGTGCCCGCACTGAAGAAGGCGGTGGCGGTATCGCCTGCGAGCGCGTTCCCGGAGGAATCAGCATAGGCAGAATACTGCAGAGCCGGCGTGGCGGCGTTGTCGCAGTACTGAAGTGGCGTGGTATGCACCAGGATCTTGCCGTTGGTCGCGGCTCCGCACGTCAACGCGCCCGCAGCGAGAAAGGCTTGCTCCGTGGAATCGCTCGTGAGCGTGACGGTCGCATTCTCGGCGCCACCACCAGAGGAGGTAATCCCGGCCCCGCCCGTGATTGCAGCGACATACACGCCGGTGGTGTCTGTCGCCATGGCCACCGCATTCGCCGCGACCCCGCTCGCCGTAATTGTACCGGTTCCAGACGGGACCAGTGAGCCGCCGGTTCCTACAACCATCGCGGCAGTGGTATTGGTCCCTCCGGTAATGGTGTCGAATGAGGGCGTCCCACCTGTGGTATCCAGATCGGTGGCCGATCCATTGATACATTTCTTGAGTTTATTTTCAGATTGATCCGCGTAGATGTTGTAGTTCCCGACAGCACACGTAGGGTTCGTATCGGACTCATCAAATTCAATCCCAAGGTTGTCTGTGACCAATTGCCCAGTGAGAGTCCCACCCGTAAGGGGTAGATAATTGCTGGCCGTAATCGTGTCAGGGATTTGGGCATCCGTGGCAGAACCTGACAAATTCGAGAACGCGGGCTGGGCGCATTCCCCGACCCCACTCGCATCGACCCCGAGCGCAAAGTTGTTCCCAGAGCAATTCCCTCCGTTAGCCGCCAAAGCGGTGGCGGTGGCGATATTGCCCGCAGTCGTCGCATGCACGACGACAGATCCGGCATTCTCGTGACACTTGAACAGCGAATCCGCCGAATCGATGTAACAGTTATGTTCTCCCGCACTGGTCCCTGCACCCGGAGCGGTCCCCTCCAACAGCGTGAGAACCCCCACACCTGCTGTCCCCGCCACGAATCCACCAGGGCAGGTCAATCGGTCAGAGTCATTGATCGTGCAGCCACTGGCCTGGAGCGTGGAACCGCCTGTTTGGTCGGCGCGTGGAATCGCGTTGTCCGTGGTGCCAACTGTGCCACCGATTCCGGCTCCAGTCGTGTCCAGGTCGCTGGCTACACCATTCGTGCATTTCTTCAATTTGACTTCTGACGTATCGGCAAAGATGTTGTAGTTGCCTGCGGCACAGGTAGGATTGGTATCACCCTCCGTGAACTCGACGCCGAGGTTGTTGGTGGTCAGCAGGCCCGTCATCGTGCCACCAGCCAGGGGGAGATAACTCGACACGGTGATGGTGTCAGGAACATCAGCGTCCGCAATGGCGCCACAAGTCAAGTCCCCACTGGCGGCGATGGCGTTGGCGAATTGGTTGGCCGCACAATCAGTGGGGTTCGCCGCGATGGCGGTGGCCGTGGCGATGTTGCCATTGGTCAAGGCGACGGTGCCCGTTGACGCGGGGAGCGAGATGGTGACGGTGCCCAATGCCCCAGTCACGGGGGCCACCGTCACGGTGCCAGAGGTCGCGTTCTTAAAATCGACTGACCCCACCGTCGTTCCAGCCACCCCAAGCGTGACTTTCCCCACACCGTCTGTGAGGATGCCCGCCACGACTTTGGTATCGACCGTACCCGCGCCTAGGACGACCGAGTTGGCCGTGAGATCGCCGCCCGCATTGGTCACAGTCCCAGAGCCAGCCGCGACAGTGCAACTTTCTACGGCTCCGCTCGCATCCACCCCGAGCGGATACTGGCCCGCCGCACAATTGGCTCCGTTGGCGGCCAGGGCCGTGGCCGTCGTCGCAGGTCCAGCCTCAGACACGCTCGCCGCATACCCACCCGTTGTGTCTGTGCCAAGCGCGATAGAATTCGGGTTAATGTTCCCCGTCACCACGTTGGCGGTGTTGACGAAATCGACAGCGCCAGTTGAAGCAAAATTCGGATCGACGACGGCCACACCATCCACCGAGACCGCATCCCCACCCGCCGCCCCAGGGCAGGCTTGCCAGGTGCCGGTGCCTGGCGCGGTATTGAGCACGCAATCATTCACGCTGCCGCCAGCCGGGAGGCCACCCCCGCCACCCTGAATCATCGCACTCTCCGCAGGGGCCACGAAGAGGAGACAGGCACTAAGGAGCCACCCGATCAAGAGCCGTATCATAATGCTTCCTCCGTGCAGGACACCGTCACATTCGCCCCTTCCGAAATCATGTAGACGGCGCCGCGTGCTTTGATTTCGATGGACGTGCCTGCCGGGAGGCGCTGCCCGGTCGTCGCCGTCACCGCACTATCGCCCCAGCGGACGTGGACCGAGGCATGGTTATTCGTGCAGGAAAGGGCCATCCTGAAGGTGTTTTCCACCGCTACCAACGTGGCCGTTCCGGTCACGGTCACATCGATCTTCGGGGTCATCACAAAGTATTTGTCGTCGGCCCAGGCCTGGCCTAGCCCGATGAGCAACGCCAGGACGACCAGGCTCCATCGTAGTGTGGACATGTGTACCTCCCTAGCTCTGCACCAGCACGAGAAAGGCGCCGCCACCGCCGGCCACGCCGTCGTCTTCTTTCAGCACTGTCTGCACAATGAAGTCGGTCTCCGCCGCATCACTGAGGTTCTTCTTGAATCGCACGGTGTCTTTATGTTCGGCGATCGCGATCACCCCATCGGTGGCATCCTTCGCGATCAGCAACTGACGTGTGTTCACCCCATACCCGTGGCCGTTCGTTTGCTGCACCTGATGCGAAGGGCGATCACGATCCACGACCACCCAAATGACCTTCGCCACCCCTCCTGCTGGCGTATAGGTGACGAGCTCCCCGCCCAGTTGGGTGATCAGACTGACGGTGTCAGGCGCCATCGACGGGCACCTTCGCGGCGCGGCCATCCCGCACATGCGCGGCCACGCGATGCTCGGGCCAATCGTCAATGTTCGGGCTGATGATGGTCCCGATGGGACAGCGTCTGCCCTTGGCGCTCACGCTGTCCACCACCAGCGCGATCACGGACTGCAGCGCCGGTATCGGGGGGACAGGCGTTCGAGCCGAATCGGGAGCGGGTGGAGCGGATGGTGGTTTCTTCGGTTTGCTCTTCGCCATAGGCACCTCATCTCAGGCGGACGCCTCATGGTTGAGACGCCCGCATCGGTTCAGGACACCCAGTCACCTTAGCTCAGCGTGGCGCGAATCGCGTGCTGCCACATGCCGTAGCCGACGTTGGTGATCTTTTTTACCCCGTAGAGGTGCTCGTTCTCTTTGAACTCGTGCTCCGAGCCTTCAGCAATGGCGCTGATCGAGATCGCTTCTTCGATCTGTTCGATGAAGGGCTTGGTGCGCCCGTCGGCACGGAACACCGCGAACTGGTCCGTCGCCGTGAGGCGCGGGTTCGCCGCCACCTGCAGTGTCATGCCCATTTTCATCAGGGTGTTATCAACTGATCCGGCACCCGTATTGAGCTGGTTGAGTGTCACCGCTGCTTGCGCGCTCCCCCACATATTGACCGGCACCATGATCAGGAACTGCCGCGCCAGTTCGTTGATGGGTTCGCCTTGATCGTCTTTGAAGGTGAAGAAATGCTGCAGCAGGGCCAGAATCGCGTCCGCCATTTCTTTCGCCGTGGGCACCGCGGGGTCCGCGACGTTGAGGACCGCAAAGTCCCCCACGGCCAGATCGTTTTTATGGGTGCCGCTGTCGCCTTCGGCGTGATCCGTGTCGAAGAAGAACTGTCCGTCATAGGCGAGCCCGTTTGTCGCGGCCCCGCCGTTTCTGATCAGCGTCGAAATGAGGCTCATCGGATGCGCCGCTACCCGATCGGACAATTCCCGAATCCGCAGCAGGATCTGCGCGGTTTTATCGCGCCGCAAATCGTCCACGGCGATCTTCAACGTGGCTTCGAACGTCTTGTTCACGATGGTCAGGCCGTTCTCGCGCAAGCCTTTCGCGAGCCGTCCGCCGATCCATTCGCGGACCGCCGGGGTGGCACCCAGCCATTTATAGGTTTCACTCTCCTGATCGGAGGTGAACCCCATGGCCAACTGGCCCATCCACGTGCTGCCGATCGCCTGCTCCAAGGTCTCATAGAAGGTGCCGATAATCGCTCGGCTCCCCAGTCCTGATCCACTCATGATTGCGCCCTCCTTGTCCGTTCAGTGAACTGTTGATTCGTCCTCGTGCGGTCAGGATTAGGCTTCCGCCGTCCAAATCCCTTTGATACTCGCCGAATAGCCGTCGGCATCGCCCAGGTAGATCCTGGCGCGATCGCCCCGGCGTTGCGTGGCCTTCGTCAGCAACAGATCCTTGTTGTCCACAGCGGCCAGATCCGCCGCACGAATGTTGTCCGCGGCAGCGGGATCGATCTTGACCTGCGTGGTCCCGAAGGCGTCGATGGCCACGATGAGGATGTCGTCGAGTCCGTCGGCAATCGCCGGCAGCGTGAGCGCATCGCCATCGGCGGCGGCCGTGCAGAAGAACGCCTTGCCGCAATCCAGCGCATCGAAGGTCTTGATCCCAGCCAAGGTTTCCCGAATGGGCCACGCGCCATAGGGATCGGTAAGACCCGGCGCGTCGAATCGGACGACGACGACGCCAGCGGACACGAACCGCGTCACGAATCCAATGAACACGCCAGCCGTGGGCACGAAGCTGAACGTGTCGTCGTCACTCGCATACACCGGCTGCTCCAGATCGGTGATCACCGCCCCCGTCACCGGCAGCTGCACCTTGCCGCTCTGCAACACCTTCACGTTCTTCGCTGCGGCGGCGCCGAGCGAGTTGTCGCACCGAGTCATTGCGAAGCCGGCAAAGCGATCCGCAGCGTTCAACGGGCGGGCATGGCCAGTGGCATCCACCACGCCGACGGCCGCGCCCTCAAAGATAATGTCTGCTGCAATGACGGGAATGTCGTTCTGCATCCCGAGTTCCTGTGCTCGGGGTTTGTCTACGGCCAATGTCGCCATGATGTCGTCCTCCTGTTTCGATTCGAATTAGTGCTCGGGACTCTTCCGCGAACGCCTTACTTCTTGAGAATCTTGACCTGACCCGCCGCCTCGGCTTTCTTGAAGGACTGATAGGTCGAGAGCTGTCCGAATTCTTCACGGAGTGCCGGTGTGGAGTCCCACTCCACCTTGCAGCGTGCTTCGAGCGGCAGCGTGGAGAGATCGATCGCGTGCGTCGTGGTCGTCTCAGCCCCGCCGCCGGCGGTCTTCGGCGCCGCCTCCGTAATCTGCGTCAACTTCCGCTTTTTGAATTCGGTCTCGGCGTCTGCAGCCGGGATTCCGAGCTCGATCAGGCCGTCACGGATCTTCAACTCCGCCGCCAGCGCCTGATCGCCCCAGACGGACGCAAATGATTTGTGAATCGCCTCCACGCGCGCGCGTTCGTCCTGCACGCCGGCTTGATGCCCTTCCCGCTTAGCCGCGTCCAATTGCGCAGCGGTGATTGTCTTGTCGGTCAGTACGTCAGCCATGTTGTCCTCCTTGTGAAGTGCCATGAAGGCCTGCAGCTGCGGCAGCAGATCGTGCTGCGCCCAGCGATTGAGA